ATTGCTCCGTCTAAAGCTTCTTTGTTTTCCATAACAAATTTATAAACCTCATCACTTATTAATGAAGATTCTTTATTTGTTTTTGGTTCAACGAATGAATATAATTCTTTTATACTTTGTGAGAATTTCTTGTGTGTTGTCTTATGTAAATTAGACACAGCTAATCTACCCGCTAATTTCGCATAGTCAGGGTGAGTAGTAACCATAGCAGCAGCAGTCTCAGCCGCCAACACATCTAATTCGGTTGTTGTAATTCCATCATATATACCTTGAGTAACTTTTAAGGTGACATACGTTGGGTCAATATACTCTAAATTCAAATCACTACAGAAGACACTAATTCTTCTGGTGATTTTATCATATCTCATTTCCTCTAAGGACCCGTCTCTTTTCTTTACTTTCATCTATATTAAATTTTAAAAATCAATGTCGTCACCAAATGCAGAATCTAAATCTTCAGTTGCTACGTTATTTACTCCAGCCTTTTGATACTCAGCAACTCTTTTCTCAAAGAAATTAGTTTTACCTTGTAATGCAATGTTTTGCATAAAGTCAAAAGGATTTTCCGAATTATAAACTTTAGAACATCCTAACGCAACCAATAATCTATCGGTTACAAATTCAAGATATTGTGACATCAAATCTGAGTTCATACCAATTAAACGAACAGGTAACGCCTCAAGGATAAATTCTTTTTCAATTTCTAAAGCTCCACAAATAATTTCTTTGATTCTTTCTTGTGGGATTTTATTTTCAATGTGGTTATTATATAGGTGACAAGCAAAATCACAGTGTACCCCCTCATCTCTTGAAATCAATTCATTTGAGAATGTTAAACCTGGCATTAAACCTCTTTTCTTTAACCAAAAGATTGAACAAAATGAACCTGAAAAGAAAATACCTTCTACAGCTGCGAACGCTAATAGTCTATCAACAAATGATTCTGAGTTAATCCATTTAAGAGCCCATTCTGCTTTTTTCTTAATAGCAGGAACTGTTTCAATTGCATTAAATAATTTATGTTGTTCTTCTTTGTCCTTTACCAACGTATCAATCAATAATGAATAGGTTTCACTGTGGATATTTTCCATCATAATTTGGAAACCGTAAAAGAATTTAGCCTCAGTATATTGAACTTCGTTAACAAAATTCATTGCCAAGTTTTCGTTCACAATACCATCTGAAGCGGCGAAAAACGCCAACACGTGTTTAACGAAATGTTGTTCATCAGAATTTAATTTATTTTCCCAATCAGTAACATCCTGACTTAGGTCTATTTCTTCCGCAGTCCAAAAGGACGCTTCTGATTGTTTATAGAACTTCCATAGGTCATGGTGTTCGATAGGAAATAGGACAAATCTCCCAGGATTGTCTTGTAGAATTTTTTCTGTCATAATTTTTTTTTAATTTGTTACTAAACCCGATTTCTTTTCTTGAGCTTTTCTATATACTTCACTCGCTCTTGCCGCCTTCTCTTGAACCTTTTGTTCTTCAAAACCAAGAAGGGTATTTTGTGAATCTGTATCAATAACAAGATATTCGTTATTGAATTTACAGTTTTGGAATATAACACCGTCTCTACCAATACGTGATTTAAGTAAAGTTAGGGTTGCTAAATTGTTTTCCTTTTGTTCTAATGTTTTTGCAATTGAAAGGATTACGTGGGCAATTTGTGCTTTCTTAATCGATCCACCCATTTGGTCACTGTTAACTACTTCAGATGAAATAGATTCTCTATTACCTTGTGTTGCCGTCCATATTGCGATGTCAAACTCACCTGTCATAGATTCTAAACTTCTCATAATAGAACCTTCACCTTTCCATTCTTCTCCGTTTACACTTCTTTCAGGTGAAATACAATCAACGTAATCAATCAACAATAAATCAATTTTAAATCCGTCAGAAATTAACTTTCTAACTTTATTCTTGATTTCAGAAATTGTTACATTGTCACTTGCCAATTTTAAAAGCTTAATACCACCTTTAGATTGTATTTCAGCTTCTTTTACTTTCTCTTTTACCTCTTCAGCATTTTCGGGTTGGTCTTTAGGTGATATACCTGACCAAATCGTATAATGTTTTCTTTTAATGTTACCTGGATTATCTTCAAAAAATATCTGTAAAACATTAAACCCAAGGTTATAGGCGGTGTTCGCCATTTTAGTTAGTAAAGTTGTTTTACCTGTACCTGTAGGTGCCAATACAACACCTAACTCTCCTCTTCCAAGACCACCTTCTAATAGGTTGTCAACACCAACAATACCTGTTGCAATTGGTAATCTATTATCTTTCTCTAACGCCAAATCAATATCTTCAAATACGTCAGTACCGTCATCGTTAATTAAACCGACTTGTAACGCCTTTTGAATAATGTCTTCAATTTTGTTATAAGATTCGAATTCACCGTTGTCGATGATATTGTGTACGTCCTTAAGTTTCTTTTTTAAGTTTTGCTGTTTACAAAAATTAAGTGCAGTATCTTGTACGTACTCTGTGTTAACATCTAAATTTTTGATGGCTTCAAGAGTATCAACATGTTTTGTTGAATCGTTTCCACCCTCGGCCATGATTTTTTGTGCAACCGTATCATAGTTAGGGATGGTGTTGTAGGTTTTGAACAATTCCTTTACATTCTCCATGATAAATTTGAATGATACATTCTCAAAATATCTACTTTCCAATACATCAATAATTGTTTCCCCGTACTTTTTGTTTTCAATTATTGATTTAATAAGTGATTGTTGAAATGAAAATCCTAAATTACCAAAATTCTTCTCTGCCATTTTTTATATATTTTTTATAGTTCGTAGTTCAAATAAGTCAATTCCAATTCATCAGATGATAAAATGTCAGTTAAATCTGTCAAAATTCTCTTAAGTCTTGGACGAATATCCACCGTATATCTAACCTTTGGATGGTAGTAAAATGCTGGGAATATTCTTTGAATAAATACATCATCATTCAACTTAATTTCCAATAAAAAGTGCTCTTTGTCCTTCTCATTTGAATCTTCCACATAATCGGAAGATAGGAAAAAATTTGCATTTTCACACAGATAATTGGAACTTTTTATTTTCAAATCTTCCGCAATATCTTCACAAATATTTTTTATGTAATAGTGTAAATCCATTGAACGTCTAGCAGGTTCGTAGTGGTCCTTAACGTTAAAAAATCTTTGTACGATGATATTCCCCTCTAACGTTAACAGGAACTCAAATTTTGTAATGTTTTCTTGATTACTCATAGTTTTTAATTTTAATAATTCTTTTATTTTTTTCTTTTGTTGTTAGTCGAAGGAATGGATTTAAGAATTTTATCCACGAATCATCTGATTTAGGTAATACGTTAAAAATTCCGTCGTCCCTCATCATTCTCATTGCGTTTTTATAAGACCTACCTTCTTGGTCTAAATTTTCATTTATTAATAAATTAATGTGTTCTTTTGCATCATCCGTTAAAAACGGGTCATCCAAACTTACGATACGACTGTTTACATCGAAAAATTCCTCACCAAATACGCCGTGTTTTGTAACTCCTGTAAGTAAATTTGCAATTAGTTTGTTATGTTTATCCTGTTCGAATAACATATTACATTTGTCTTTAATCTGTTCAATTGATAATTGTTCAGTCTTTAGTTCAGGGAAAATTGACAAAAATCGTTTAACTCCCATTCCTCTTATACCTGCAATGTTGTCTGATGAATCTCCACACATCATCTTAACCATTTTCACATTTTCGATTAAGATTTCTTCATGGTCGTAAACAATCGTATCTTTTTGTTTGTATAACTTTCCGTGTGACGGATTGTAAATTTGAGTAGTTTCAGAAACTAATTGAGTAAGGTCTCCGTCAGAAGAATAAACAATTTTTGATTCATTGGGTGAATTCTGAGTATAGTAAGCGATGCAGTCATCGGTCTCACAATACTCATATTCCCCTTGTCTAACAAAAAGTTCTTCAAGATATTGTTTAACTCTTTCTCTTTGATATCCGTAAGAGTTAACTTCTTCTTCTGAACGAAGACGAGATTTTCTATTTTCTTTATAATGTACGTAGATTTTCTTTCTGGTTTGTGAACCCTCAAGTCCGTCCCAAAATACTACGATTTTATCTAAATGATATAGTTCAAACGTTCTCCTAAGAGTATTAAGGAAATGATAAATTCCTCCAATATGTTGTCCCTTATAGAAGTAATTCTTGACACCATAGAAACCAATCGTAAGTAAATTATCACCATCAACAAGTAATACGGACATTAAATTTTATTATAGATCACTCTCTTCTGTTACAACTTCAATATCGGAAGCGTCTGTAACATTAACGCCTAACATCTTACTGATGTAATCTCCATTTTCTTTTTTGTAGTCTTCGATAGATTTCTTTTCTTCTCCATCTTCTCTACCCGGCATGAATCCGTGTGATGTAACTAAGATACGTCCATCTTCATATCCTAAACCATTGATGTGGTTTTTCATAATAGAGATTTTTGTTCTTGTTGCAATTTTAACTTTTCTCTTATCTTTAGTGATAGAGATTTTAGTTGTACCTGCACCTTTTTGGTTACCAAATAAGAATACGATACTTGAGTTTAACCAAATTGCTTCACCACCTTTTGCTTTAATCTTCGGTTGTCCGAAAGGATTATCAGGTAATTCTACCCAAGGTTGGTTAACAATAATTAATGTGTTCGTGTGAGGTTTATCGGTTCTTCTTGAACCTGAAATACGTTGGTTGATACCCATACCAATTTTATCAGCTAAAACCGATGCATTGTGTTGTTTACCACCTTTACCATCGTAAGTCATCTTACACGGAACTGAACCCACCGAATCCCATAAGATTAATAAATCATGAGGTAAATCTCCTTTGTCTTGTGCGTCTAATAATTCATTGATATAATCTGTGATTTGTTCAATGTATTCGAAGTCACTATTAAAAAGATAATCACCATCTCTATCAAATCCCATCAACTCAGCGTGTTCCCAACTCCATTTTTGTTCTGTGATAATAAACACAGGAACAATACCTTTCTTCTGAGCATCTACTGCCGACTTTACAAGTGCCGTAGTCTTACCCGTGTCACTATGTCCTAGCAACATATTAATGTGACCCATTGCAGGACCTGGTATACCTGTAGCATCTAAGAAAGCATCACCCAAATCGAAGAAACGGTCTGGTTTATATTCTGCCTCTTTTGAGAATTTCTTCTTAATTGAGGAGAAGTCTGTTTTTTTAATACCTGCCATGTTTTTGTTTTTAAAAATGGGGTAGATATTTCACCACCCCGTGAATAATTAGAACGGTAAATCGCTGTCCGTATCGTCTTCAGCTTGTGGGTCAACCACAGGTGTTGAAGATTTTACGTTTCCGATAGTTTCTTCTCCTGTTGTGTTGTTACTTGAAACCCATTTGTTTTGGTTAGAATCCCAACGTGGAACTTCACCATTTGCAACCATTTCCAAGTAATCTTCACCTTTCTTAGAATATACATCAGACCAAGTTAATTCGTCATCAACCCACGCTTTAGCGACCGCAGCATCTTCATGTAATGGACCCGCGTCTTCAGGAATAACTGAATTAATTGTTGTGTACTCTTTACCTGTTCCCGCTTTAGTTAAGGTTAAAGATAAAATCATATCACGTCCTTTTTCAGGGTCTGTGATATCTCCTTTGTTACGGAAGATTGGGAAGATTTTATCAATGACACCATCACCTTTAGCGTTATGTTTAAATCTCCAAAACTTAACTCCATCTTGTTCGTGGTCACGGTCAATAACCTTAACGATGTAAAACTTACGAGATCTGTAATTACGTGCCAATTCACGGTCAGAATCTACTCCTGTTTGCATCAAACTGTCATAAACCTCATTTAATGGAGAACGTTTTCCCTCTTGTTTAGGGTCATATAATTTAACCCATTTTCCATCCACTTGAACTTCGTGGAAGTATACCTCAACAAATGGTGAAGAACCATCTTTAGTAGGTAGGATACGAATACGTCTTTCTTCACCCTTAGAACCCTTAGGTAATACGGTTGTGAAATACTTTTTCATACGGTCTTCTTGTGAGACCTTGTTTGCATTGCCACTTGTGGCGTTTTTGTTTTTCTCGTACTGTGCTAGTACTGCGTCAAATGAAGACATAGTGTTTAAAATTTAATTAAAAAATCGTTATAATAAAGTATAAATAAAAAAACCCGAATTGTAAAATCCGGGTTAAA